TGTTGTCTGCCACCTCTCCCGTGCGCAAGGGATGGCGCAGTCGCATGAGGAAGGTGGTGAACCGAAGCTCTCCGAACTACGAGGATCTCATTCCTTAGCGCAGATCCCTGATTACATCTGGATGCTTGCGCGTAATCCACTGGACACCGAACAACCCAACACAACATCATGCTGGCTAAAGAAGAACAGGATCAAGGGCGAAGTGGGAATGATGAGCAAGCTCGAATTCTTGCCAAAGGTCTGCCGATTCAAGGAAGAATTTGCGAGGACTCCGTCCTGATCACGATCCTGACTAACAGTCTTGAACGTGCTCACAAGATCCACAAGGAAGACATCGAGCTGGACAAGCTGCGGGATCCAGATGATCCACAACATCAGAGCTACTGGACTGGCTACTGGGCTGGATATAGCTGCGCCCTGCGTCACTGCCTCGACCTAATTCACTCCAACCAAATCAATGGGACACAAGTCGAAGAACCCCTGGACCCTGGAACAGTTTTTCCAGAAGCAGCTTGAGGAATCCATCCACAACTTTGGAACAACCAAAGAGCACGCCGAACGACAGTACTGGCAGGGCTATGGCTCAGCCATGAAGGCATCACTTGAATTCTTTCGCGAACGAATTGACCATGACAACGCTTTTAATTGACGCTGACATGCTGCTATTCCGCACGATGGCAGCGTGGGAAATCGAGGCCAGCCTCGGTGATGAGGTGTGGGTCCGCTGGGCTGAACTGAACACCGTGCGCGAGGAGTTCTGGAAGACCATCGATGAATGGTTGGAGCGTTGGCCTGGTGCTGACTACAAGCTGTGCTGGACAGGGCCGAGCGCATTCCGCAAGCGCATTGCCCCGGACTACAAAGCGAACCGGGCTGGGAAGCAAAAGCCCATTGCCTACATGGTGATGAAGCGTGAGCTATTGGATGAGCCCACCAGCTTTCAGCACGATGAGATCGAAGCTGATGACTGGCTGGGGATCCTGGCTGGTGCGTTACGTGAGGCAGGGCAGGAGCCGATCATCGTCAGCGGTGACAAGGATCTAGACCAAATACATGGCCGTCATTGGTGGCCATACGGTCGGAAGAAACAGGAGGAGCCAGGGCTGGAAATCATTGAAGAGAACCAGCTGACGGACAAGGTCACTGAGTGGATTGTCGATGAGACATACGCCGCCAAGTTCTTCTATTCACAGGTATTGATTGGTGATTCAACGGACAACATTCCCGGCTGCTCCGGTATCGGCAAGGTCGGAGCTAAGAAGATTGTCGACAGCCTCAACACGGCCGAACCTGTGGAATGTTGGCAAGAAATTGTGGGGCAGTTTGAAAAAGCCCTCAAGAAAAAGGACGACGTTCGGGAACCAGAAGATGTGGCACTGCAGCAGGCGCGGCTAGTGCGAATACTTCGCCATGGTGAGTACAATGCAGAGACGTGCACTGTTGACCTTTGGATACCACCAACCCTGAAGTCCTAAAGAAGATCGTGGGTCAGCGTCTTACAAGTGAGATGCTGGATGCACTGGATCTCTTATTTCCTGAGCGCACTCCTGAACTGACTGACTCTATTGATCAAGTTAGGTACGCTTCAGGACAGAGATCTGTCATCCGCTTTCTGCGAGGCCTGACCCATGGGTAAGAAAAACAAGAAGGGCAAGAAGGGCAAGAAGGGCAGAAAGACACCCACATGGAAGAGCTATCTCAAGATTGAAAGCGGCAAAAAGTGGAAGAGCAATAAAGACAGGAAGGCTGCAGACAAGCACTGGAAGAATTCGGCAATGCGTTCCCGGCGGCCAGCAGCAGCTGCTGCCCACGACGCTCGGTCACAGGCCTACAAGGATCAAAGGGCTAGCAACAAGAACCGGAACAACAAGAATCGGAACAAGTCCAGATCCTCCGAATCCCGCCAAAAGTTTGATCGGAGCAGCGGCGAGTTCAATGACATCAAGGGAGCACTGGGCGAAGACAGGAATGCTGGCCTGAAGGCTGCAGAGGAACTGCGTGATCGTGATGTCCTCATGGGCGAGCCCGATCAGGTTGTAACAACTCCGGCCTTCCCTAGTTCACTCGACGACTTGTTCCTCCAGCAGCAGGAGTCATTCGCTGCCTCGATGGCTGCACAGCAAGACGCATTTAATAGCCAGCTGGGTGGCTTGCAAGACGAACTGGCCGGAGCGAAAGAGGCCTACGCGTCCGCCAACACCTACATGCAGCAACAGCTACAGGCATCCAACGCTGCTCGCGCTGCTGCTGAACAGCGTGCGTACAACATGCGCAATGCCTTTGTTCCGCAGGCCAACCCCAACGCCTTGTCCATCTCCTATGGCGATCAGCGCTCGACTGCTCGCAAGAAAGAGAACAACCAGCTCAGTGACCTGACCATCCTCAGCGGTGTTGGCACTACCTCTAATCCCCTTGCTGGTCTCCAACTCGCGTAATGGCCACAACTAAAAACACAGCACAAGCCAGGTTCGATGACCTGTCGATGTATCGCAGCATCTACTTGCGGCGAGCTATTGACTGCAGTCAACTAACCATCCCGTCCCTCATCCCCGAAAGCGATGAGAACTATCAGACGGGGGCTGAGCCCTACAACAGACTGCGCAGCCTGTATCAAGGGGCCGGTGCTCGCGGCGTGAGCAGCATCAGCGCCAAGCTGTTGCTTGCTCTCTACCCACCAAGCCAGCCGTTCTTCCGGTTGGTGATTGATAAGGGTCAGATCCGCAACTACCTCGAACAGACCGGTGCACAAGAGGAAGAGGTTGTCAGTCAACTGGACGTAGCGCTGTCTGACATCGAGCGTCAGATCCTGGGACGGCTGGACAAACTGCAGACCAGGCCGGCGTTGTTCGAGGCCATCAAGCATTTGATTGTTGGTGGCAATGCCTTGCTGTATGTGGGCAAGGACAACATGAGGATGTGGTCACTGCGCAGCTATGTCGTTGACCGTGATCCTGAGGGCAACGTCAGCGAGATCGTCATCAAGGAAACGGTCAGCGATAAGTACCTGCCCGAAGGCGAGAAGCCTGATGAGGATTCAGCTAGCGGCAAGGCCAAGGCCAACAACATCTATACCCACGTCAAGTTTGACGAGACAGCTGATCGTGTTGAGTGGCACCAGGAATTCCACGGCAAGACAGTCAAGGGATCGCAAGGCTTCAGCCGTATGGGTAACTGCCCCTGGCTCGTTCTCCGCCTGCACAAAATCGCAGGTGAAAGCTACGGTCGCTCGCTCTGTGAGGAGGTTCTTGGAGATCTCAACAGCTTGGAGTCATTGAGCAAGGCGATTGTTGAGGGCAGCTTGATTAGTGCAAAGGCAATGTTCTTGGTCAACCCCAATGGTGTGACCAGAGCTGACAGCCTGGCCCGTGCAGAGAACGGTGCGATCGTTGCAGGTAATGCTGCTGATGTTGAGGCGCTGCAGGTTGGCAAGTCGGCAGACATGTCAGTTGCATTGCAGACGATTCAGTTGTTGGAGCGGCGGATCAGCTTCACGTTCCTGATGAATGAATCAGTGCAACGTCAGGCTGAGCGGGTGACAGCTGAAGAGGTGAGGCTGATGGCCGAGCAGCTGGAGTCTGGTCTGGCTGGTGTGTATTCAATGCTGAGCCAAGAGTTACAGCTGCCGTTGATCAAACGGGTGCTGTTCCTGATGGAGCAAGCAGGCGAGATCCCACCGATCCCTGTTGATCTGGTGAACCCACAGATCACGACAGGCTTGGAAGCTATTGGCCGCGGCAATGACAAGCAGCGGTTGACTAATTTCCTGCAGGTAACAACTGCAGCACTGGGACCAGAGCAGATGTTGACACTGATCAATCCTTCTGAATTGATTCGCAGGTTTGCAGCTAGCGATGGTATTGATATTGCTGGACTTGTTAAGACTGAGGAAGAGCTACAAGCGGAACAAAGTCAACAACAGAAGGTAGCATTAGAAGAGCAACTTGCTAGCAATGCAGCCAACTCCGGAACCCTCGCCTCGCCGCCGCCGCCAGCCGCTGTCGCAGGACCAGCAACAGCAGGACCAGCAGCAGCCTGAAGAAAAGCTGCGTAAGGGTTCACACTTCCGGCCACTGCCTGACGGTGGCCAGATGATTATCACTGACAACTTTATTCGCTGATAGCAATGCCAGTAATTGAAACTGGGCAGGACAACACTGCCGATCAGGGTGCCATTGATGAGCAGGCCAAAGTCGATGCAGCTCGCGCCGAGTTGTATGACGAGGCAACAGGCGGCCAACCACCTGAACAGCAGGAGGAGGGCGAAGATCTAATCCTTGGCAAGTACAAAAGCCAGGAGGATCTGGTCGAGGGCTACAAGAACCTGCAGCGTGAGAATGCACGGCTGCGTGATGGCGACGAGGAGGAGCCTGAGGCTGGCGACGAGTCAGACGATGATGA